GGCTACTTCCCTCACACGCCTACCGAGCCAGGCACGGGCGGACGCGGTCGACCGGTCCTGCGCGCCGAGATCCTGCGCGGTCAGTCGCGCGAGGTCGGCGGCGCGTTTATCGCGCGCATCGGCGGCAAGTCGCGCGTGATGATCCGCACGGGTCGATTCACCGCGCGCGGGCGCGAGGCGATCAAGAGCGTGTACTCCGTCCCGCTCGCTTCGATGCTTGGCGCGGAGTCGGTGCGCGACGCGGTCGACGTAGCCGCCGCGGCAGCATTCGAGAAGACGCTCGACCGCGAGATCGACCGCGCGCTCGGCGGTGGCAAGTGAGCGCAGGCGCTCGCCTTGCCGCAGCCATTCACGCTGGCGTAGCCGCGCCGGGAACGGTGGCGGGACTGCACGCCGCGCTCAAGGCGCGCATGCAGTCCGTGGTCGCGCGGTACTGGCACCTCGAGACCAAGACCGAGGACAGCCCCCGCGCGCCCGAGGTGGTCGACGGCTGGCTGCCGCCGAAGACCGGCGATCAAGACGACCGCTTCCCGTTCGTCATCCTACGCCCGCGACGCGGCGAGGACAGCCCGCAGGCGGGGGACGAGAACGCCCGCGCCTCCATCGACATCGTCGTCGGGACGTACAGCGACAGCAACGACGGATGGCTCGACGTTCTCGTGCTCATCGACGCGATCCGGGACGACCTCGGCACCGCGCCCGCGATCGAGGGGACGGCGTACGAGCACGTCGGCCCGCTGTCCTGGGACATCCCCGAGCAGCAGACGCGCCCGCAGTGGCTCGGAGTCATCACGACCAACTGGAACCTACCGCGCCCGCAACGAGCGGAGGCGCGCAATGCACGTGATCTGCGATTCGTGCAGGAGGACTGACCGATGGCCCACGGCGTCAACATCCTGGAACAGCCCACGGGCGTAAAGCCCGCGGTGCGCATCAGCGCGGGCCTGCCGGTCTACTTCGGCACGGCGCCGATCAACGCTGGCGACCTCGAGTGTGTGAACACGCCGGCGGTGTTCTACACCCTGGCCGAGGCGGTCGCGAAGCTCGGGCCGCTCTCGGACGACTTCGCCAGCTGGACGCTGCACGAGGCGGTCAAGGCGCACTTCTCGGTCTACTCGGTGGCGCCGATCGTGTGCGTCAACGTCCTCGACCCCGACAACGCCTACCACACCGCAACCGCCACGAACGAGTCACACCAGCTCGTGGACGGGGAGGTGCAGCTGCAGGTGTATGGCGGCCCCGACGAGCCGCTGCTCGGCATCCTGAAGGACACCGTGGTGGTGAACAAGCTCGTGGGCGGCGCGCTCATGGCGCTGGGCACCGACTACACGCTCGCATTCGACGACGACGGCTACCTCGTCTTGACGATCGTCGAAGGCGGCGCGCTCGCCGAAGACGACATCGTGCTCGTCGACTTCGACTACCTCGACCCGTCGGGCGTGACCGCGGACGACATCATCGGTGGCTACTCCGGCGGCGCGTACACCGGGATCGAGGTCGTCGAGCAGGTGTTCCCCGCGCTCCGTCTCGTGCCGGGCTTCCTGCTCGCGCCGAAGTACAGCCAGACGCCGGAGGTCGCGGCGCGACTGCAGACGAAAGCGGCCAGCATCAATGGCGTCTTCCGAGCGATGGCGCTCACCGACCTATCGACGGACGAGGGCGTGATCCCGACGTACGCCGAAGCACCCGCGTGGAAGACCGACAACGGCTACGGGTCGATCAACGCGGTCCCGTGCTGGCCGAAGCAGAAGAACGGCGACGACGTCTACCACCTGAGCACTGTGCTCGCGTGCATCGCCAACGTGGTCGACGCGGCCAACGCCGGAACCCCGTTCGTCAGCCCGAGCAACAAGGCGGTGACCGGAACGTCCGCGGTGCTCGACGACGCGAGCGAGGTTCTGCTCACGCGCCCGCAGGCGAACGCGCTCAACGCGCAGGGCATCTTTACGCTGCTGAACGGCTTCAACGGCTGGCGCAGCTGGGGCAACCGCACTGGCGGCTACCCGGCGACGACCGATCCGAAGGACGCCTTCATCCCGATCCGGCGCATGTTCAACTGGGTCGCGAACACGATCGTCCTCACGACCGACGCCAACGTCGACGACCCGATCAACCGGCGGCTGATCGATCTCGTGCTCGGCACGATCCAGTCGTTCCTGAACGGCCTCATCGCTCAGGGCGCGCTGGTCGACGGCGTGATCGAGTTCCGAGAGGACGAGAACCCGGCGATCGACCTGGCCGACGGGAAGATCAAGTGGCACGTGACGCTCACTCCGCCGAGCCCGGCCGAGGAGATGACGTTCGTCCTCGAATACGACCCGAGCGCCCTCGAGGAGCTCTTCGAGTAACAGGAGGCCACCGTGCAGATCCCCGAGAGGCTCGTCAACTTCCGCTGCTACAGCGGGCCGGCCGCCGAGTTCGTCGGCATGACGGATGTCGAGTTGCCGCAGTTCGAGTCGATGACGGAGACCATCTCCGGTGCCGGCATCGCGGGCGAGTACAACTCGCCGGTGCTGGGGCACTTCGCCTCGCAGATGGTCAAGCTCAAGTGGCGGACGACCACGCCGGCCGCGCTCGCGCTCCTGGCGCCCGTGCGGCACGTGCTCGACATCCGCGGGTCCATCCAGCAGCAGGACCCGATGCTCGGCTCGCTCGTCACCGTTGCCGTTCGCTTCGAGTGCGCGGGCCAGGGGAAGAACTACAACCCCGGCAAGCTCGAGCCCGGGAAGGTCATGGGCGCCGAGTTCGACCTCGAGTGCGCCGTGATCCGCCTGTCCATCGCGAACGTGCCGATCGTCGAGATCGACAAGTTCAACATGGTTTTCAAGGTGAGCGGCGTCGACTTCATGGCCGGCGTGCGCCGCGACCTTGGTGGCGTGTGATGCAGATCCGCCTGACCAAGCCGATCAAGGTCGGCGAGGGCGATCAAGCCCGGACGCTGTCGAAGTCCGTCAAGGTCGGCGAGGGCGACGACGCCGTGACGTTCGACGTGATCGAGCTCGACCTCGACGCGCTGACCGGCGCCGACATCGAGTTCTGTGTGCGCGAAGCAGCGGCGCAGAAGGGCGAGAACGTCCGCGTGCTCGTGATCGACATCGACTTCCACATGCAGGTGGCAGCGAAGGCGAGCGGCGTGCCCGTGGAGGCGTTCAAGCGGCTCCCGGCGCGGGACTACGTCGAGGTGCAGACAGTCGTCCAGGCTTTTTTGACGGGCTCGGTCTGAGCGCGGCGAACGCCGCGGAGTCGGTCCGAGCCCTTTGCGCGAGGCTTTCGATGGCGACCCACACGCCAATCCCATTCTGGCTGGCGATGCCGCTAGGGGATGCGTGCGCGTGGGGCGCGACCGTCCGCGAGGTCCTGAAGGAAGACGCGACCAGGGGTGACGGCTGATGGCGTCCAAGGTCTACGAGACGGCCATCAAGATCGGCGCGACGATCTCGCGCGCGTTCAAGTCCGACACACTCGGCGCGGCCGGCGCTCTCGGCAAGCTGACCGATGCGCAGAAGAAGCTGCGCGCCGCCGAGGGCGCGGCCAAGTCGGTCGGCCGTCTCAGTGACGCGGTCACGAAGGCGAAGGAGCGCTACAACGTAGCGACCGAGTCGCTACGCAAGCTCGAGGCCGCGGAGCGTGCGGCCGGCGGCGCGACCAAGGAATCGACGCGCTGGCGTACGGCAGGCAACAAGGAGATCGCTCGCGCCGCGAAGGAGCTCGACCGAGCAACCGCAGCGGCCGAGAAGAACGCCCGCGCGATGGGCGACCTCAGCAAGATGCGCTTCGAGGTTGCGCGCGAGCGCTTGTTCGGTCCGCGCAAAGAGAAGGAGCAGATCCCGCTGCTTCACAAGGCTGGCTCGCAGATCGCCGGCATCGCCAACGACGTGAAGACGCTCGGGCTCATGGCGACCGGCGCTGGCGCCGCGTTGGGTGGCCTGGTCCTGCAGACGATTCACACCGGCGACGAGATCGGCGACACGGCCGAGCGCATCGGCATCGGCGCTGAGGCGTTGCAGCAGCTTCGATACGGTGCAAAGCGGTCAGGGGCCGAAGCGCAGGACCTCGACAAGTCGCTCGGCAAGATGCTTGTCACCGTCGGCAAGTTCAAGAACGCGAAGCCACCGAAAGATGGCGGCGGCGGACTGTCCATCGCCGGCATGCAAATGCTCGGCACGGGCGGGGAAAGCGCCGGCCCAGAGCAGGACCCGTTCAAGCGCATCGGTCTGAACGCAAAGACGCTCGCCAAACTGAAGCCGGACGAGCAGCTCAACAAGATCGCCGACGGGATGTCGAAGCTCAAGACGCGCGCCGACAAGGCCGCGGTGGCGACGGCGATCTTCGGCAAGTCGGGCGTGTCCTTGCTGCCGCTGCTTTCCAAAGGCTCGGCCGGCGTTGCGGAACTGTCGGCGGAGGCGAGCAAGTTCGGCGGGGTGATGTCGAAGGACGCGGTCGCCGCCGCAGGCGAAGCCGACGACGCGATGATCGACGCCAAGATGGCGATCGCGGGTCTCACGACGTCGCTTAGCGTCGCGTTCCTGCCGGTGGCAACCAAGGCGTTTAAGACGTTCTCGAAGTGGGTCTCGGAGAACCGCGGTCAGATTCAGGGTTGGGCGCAGAGCGCCGCCAAGTGGATCGAAGGAAAGGGCATCCCGGCCCTCCTGAAGATCGGCGGGGCCGTGAAGACGATCACCGAGAAGGTCGCGGCCTTCATCGACAAGCTCGGCACCGGGAACATCGCGATCGGCCTGGCCGCGCTGAGGCTTGCCCCGCTGGCGAAGACGCTGTTCGAGATCAACGGCGCGCTGATCAAGGCGGTCTCATCGTGGGGTGCCTTCACGAAGGCGTCGCAAGGCGCGATGGGAGGCGAGGGCGGCGCCCCAGGACTCATGGGCAAGGCCATCGGCAAGGCTGCTTCACTAGCGATGCTCGCCGAAGCGGCGGCGGTCGGCTACGCGATCGGGACCGCGCTCGACAAGTGGATCGGCGCCTCCGACTGGTTCGGCAAGTTGGCGCGTCGCGACGAGGACAAGAAGGACAAAGCCTTCGACGCGGCGTACGGGGGCAAGGGGCAAAAGCTGAAGCTACGCACGAACCTCAGCAACCCGCTCGCCGAGGCCGGTGTGCCCACGGCGCTCGTACCGGGCCTGAAGATCGTTGGCCGCGAGAAGCTCGGCGGTGACGTCAACGTCACCATTCACGGCGACGACGCCCGCGAAGATCTGTCGAGAAAGATGGACCGGGCGAAGAAGGCCGCGCTCGAGGCGCACGACCGTCGCACCGCGAACCAGCGCCGGCTCGCGTTTAGCGAGGTGACGCCGTGAGCGCCACCTACACCACGCGGTCCAGTGACGCCTCGGCCGGGATCTCGTTCCCCGTCTTCGGCTCCGAGATGAACATCGCACGGGCCGTCAGAGCGAACACGGCGGCCAACTAC